CAAGTGCAAAGACTGGAATGGTTAAACGCATCAGCTCTTAGAAATGCTCGTGAGGCTATGGAAACGGTTTGTGTGGAGCAAAAAGACTTCCTAATGAGAGCTAGTACCCTTGGAAAAACTAAAGAAGTTTTGGTAGGAAAAGACGCTGAGGTGGCAGTGCAAGTGAACACTCAAGTTAACACATCAATCAGTCTTGCTGAACATGAAGCACTCAGCAGACGCTTAATGAATGAGATATGAGACAGTATGACCCCAAAGAATTAGAATCAGCCGCTATTAATTCACGGGTTGATTTATATTTTTTCAGTCGATGGATGTTTGCTCAACGCAAAGGGTTCAAATGGCTCAGGGCTGATCATCACCGATTGATTTGTGATGCCTTGATGAGAATTTATGAAGGGAAAACCAAAAGACTCATCATCAATATTCCCCCCAGATATTCAAAAACTGAACTTGCTGTGATCAATTTCATGGCATGGTGTCTGGGTAAAAACCCCGATTCAGAGTTCATCTATACCTCATACTCTGCTAGATTAGCTTCCAATTACTCATGGCAAACAAGAGAAATGATAGCTTCCAATGAGTATCGCAACATATTCCCCAATGTGCATTTGATGGAAAACTCCAAAGCAAGGGATATGTGGCACACCACTGAGGGGGGTTTGGTTTACTCAGTAGGCGCGGGGGGAACAATCACTGGATTTGGTGCAGGTAAACATAGAGAAGAGTTTGGTGGGGCTATCATCATTGATGATCCTCACAAAGCGGATGAAGCAAGATCAGACATCATGAGGGAAAATGTCATTGATTGGTTTCAAAATACATTGGAATCACGGAAAAATAGCCCAGAGACCCCCGTTATCTTGATTATGCAACGCTTACATGAGCTTGATTTGGCTGGATGGTTGTTGGCAGGGAACAACGGGGAGGAATGGGAACATATTTGTTTGCCAGCAATACAAGCAGATGGCACAGCTTTATGGCCCGCTAAACATGATCTTGAAACACTCAGACAAATGGAGCAATCAGCCCCTTACATTTTCTCCGGTCAATATATGCAAAGCCCGTCCCCAGCTGAAGGGGGAATCATTAAACCTGATCAAATCAAAATCATTGATGCACTCCCCGCGGGTGATATCAAATGGTGTCGGGGATGGGATTTGGCTAGTACGGTTGATGGGGATTGGACTGCAGGGGGTAAAGTGGGACGGCTCTCTGATGGTCGCTTTGTGATTGGTGACATGGTTCGATTGAGAGCAGGGCCTGATGAACGAGACACCGCAATGATCAACACTGCTACCCTTGATAATAAAAATGTAAAGATAAGCATCCCACAAGACCCAGGTCAAGCGGGTAAAACACAAGTTCTTTACCTAACTCGTGCATTAGCTGGATATAATGTGAAAAGCTCCCCTGAATCTGGTGATAAGATTACTAGGGCTGAGCCATTTGCATCACAAGTAAATATTGGTAACGTATTAATGCTTCGGGGTGATTGGAATGTACCATTGATCAATGAAATGAGGATGTTTCCCAACGGTGCAAATGATGATCAAGTAGACTCTTTATCACGGGCATTTTCTGAAGTGATGATTCCACGAAGAAGTTTCTTTGGATAAGGCAAAAATGTTTAATTGGTTCAAAAAACCCACCATCAAAGAAGAACCCAAAACCCCATTAGCTCGAACAAGCTTATTTAGTACTCACACTGAATTTGATAGACCTGAAAAACGGTTTGATCTAGTAGAGCGAATATTTGACCTCAAGCGACAACAGCCCATTTTTACAGGCGAGTATGCTCAAGACGATTCCAGCGATGGCTTTCCACAATTTAAGGCTTACAACACTTTAACCAATACAGTTAGTGAAGCGGTAGTAGGCTGGTATGCCTCACAAGGATTTATTGGATCACAGCTTTGCGGAATTATTGCTCAAAACTGGTTAGTAAACAAAGCCTGTGCAATGCCAGCCGATGATGCTATTCGTAAGGGATATAACGTTGTCAGCGTAGATGGCGATGAGTTAGAGCCTGAAGTAGTTAAGATTATGAAGCGGTATGACCGATCCATGAGCCTTGAAAAAAATATGCGAGAGTTCATTCGCAAAGGCAGAATTTTTGGTATTCGGATTGCCATGTTCAAGGTTATGTCAACTGACCCTGAATATTATGAAAAGCCATTTAACATTGATGGCATTACGGCAGGAAGCTATAAAGGCATTGTGCAAGTTGACCCGTATTGGACAGCCCCAATGCTGGATGGTGCCTCTGCAAGCCAACCGGATACTCTGCATTTTTACGAACCGACATGGTGGATCATTAATGGCAAGAAGATTCATAGAAGCCATTTAATCATTTTCCGTCATGCTGAACCAGTAGACGTGCTCAAGCCTACTTACCTATATGGTGGAGTGCCACTAACACAACAAATCATGGAGCGTGTATACGCTGCTGAACGTACTTCCAATGAAGCACCACAATTAGCTATGTCTAAACGGACTACTGTTTGGCTTACAGATATGGAAGCAGTCATGGCTAATACCAATGCCGCTATTGAACGCTTGCAACAATGGGCGCAATATCGAGATAACTTTGGTGTCAAGCTAGGTGATAAAGAGGGGGATGAGTTTCAACAGTTCGATACTTCACTCGCAGATTTTGATGCACTTATCATGACTCAGTACCAGCTTGTTGCCGCTATTGCTGGTGTGCCTGCCACTAAATTGATTGGAACTTCCCCTAAAGGTTTCAATGCTTCAGGGGATTATGAGGAAGCAAGTTACCATGAATTATTAGAGTCTATCCAAACCCATGATCTCACTCCATTAGCTGAACGTCATCATGCTTTGGTAATGAAATCATATGTTGAACCCCAACTTAAACAAAAACTGGATGTGCAAACTACATTGAATTGGTTGCCTCTTGACACACCAACTGCTGAAGAATTGGCTCAAACCAATCTTACTAAAGCTCAAACAGCTGTGGCTCTCATTGGGGTTGGTGCATTGTCCAGTGAAGATGAACGGCAACGGATTGCTACTGATAAACAAAGTGGCTACAATGAATTGGGTATTCTTGATGAAGACCCCGATAACTTTGAAGATCCTGATGAAGGTGATGAACCTGAAGATGAACCTGATGAAAAAAAACCAGAACCGTCTGAAAGTGCATCAACTGAATCTCCATCAAATAAAGTAACTGATGTCATGGATCACCTTGATCACAAGGAAACCAAACGATTTGCTTACATTCAAAGCAAAATCAAAGAGGGAAAATCACTAAGCCAATCTGAGCAATTGGATTATGACCGATTCAAAAAATAAATTAACTGCTGGGGCTCTTAGACCCAATGCGGGTATTTCGGCGGATTTTGCCAAACCTATCGTTGATTTGGTGGGTTTAATGTATCGTGACGTAAAGCGAGAGCTAGAGCGTACCTTTAAAGAAACTAATTTTGGTTCTGCAATGGACGCTTCTATCTCCAGTCAATCTAGGATTATCCTTGCCTATTTATTAGACAAATGGTCAATTCGGTTTAACAAACTAGCAAAACGGGCTGTAGATCGCATGATTGAGAGAACCATGCGTAACTCATCAGTTACGTTAGGAATGTCTTTGAAAGAGGCAAGTAAAGATTTCACCATCAATACTTCCTTTAGTGATGCAGCTATTCAAGATGTGATCAAAGCCAGCACCCAAGAAGCTGCCAATCTGATTAAATTGATCCCTCAAAAATATTTGGCAGAGGTACAAGGGGCAGTCATGAGAAGTATTACTACTGGAAATGGCTTACAAGACCTTGTGCCTTTTCTCACAAAGAAATATCATGGGAATGTCCGTCATGCCAAGAATGTAGCCCTCGATCAAACTCGTAAGGCTTACCAATCAATTAATACTGCCAAACTTAAAGCTTTGGGGGTTAAGAAATTTATTTGGATTCATTCAGGAGGGGGAAAAGAACCACGACCTCTCCATGTTAAGATGTCTGGTAATGAATATTCATTTGACGATCCTCCGTATATTGGTATGATGTATGGAAACGAAGTACGGGGATTACCCGCAGATTTACCTAATTGCCGATGTATTTGTAAACCAATCATCAACTTTGATTTAGAGGATTAAACATGAAAGATCAATTAAATGCAGTAGAATCAGCAAATATGAGCATTGCTTCTATTGCTGGTTTGGGCGAATCTGCTCAAGCTGAAGGTGTTTACACTTTCCGTTGCTTTGAATATGAAAATGGTCCATTGCTATGGGAACAAACTATTGACAACATAGTTTGTACCGTTGGTAAAAACTTGATGTTACAAACATCTTTGACTGGTTCAGGCTATACAGTAGTTGGTCCTTACATGGGTTTGATCTCTAGCGTTTCATACACTGCGGTATCCGCAGCAGACACTATGGCTTCTCATACTGGTTGGACTGAAGCTGGTTCTACTAACGCTCCTACTTTTGCAGCTCGTGTAGCTCCTAGTTTTGGTACTGCTACTGCTGGTGCAATCTCTACTAGCTCTGCAGTTAGCTTTACAATGACCAGCAATGGTACTTTAGTTGGCGCATTCATTACTTATGGTACTGGCGCAGTGACTACTTTAATGAGTACTGCAGGTACATTATTGTCTGCTGGCGCATTTACTGGTGGTAATCAGCCTGTTAATAGCGGTAACGTAGTGCAAGTTACTTACTCACTAAGTCTATAAGGAATCAATCATGTTTACAAAAGGTCAATCCGTAACTCAAGTATTGCCAGCAGCTATCCAAGGTGAAGTAGCTGGTTTTTCTTTAGACCAAGAAACAGGCACAGTGTTAGTTCTCGTAAGCTACACCGATGCTCAAAACGAAACACAAAGTCGTTACTTTCAACAGTCTGAATTAACTGCATCTTAATATGGCTTCATCATGACATTCATAGTCGCAGATAGAGTCCAAGAAACAACTAACTCCCCCGGTACAGGTACAGCTACTTTACTAGGTGCAGTTAGTGGCTACCAATCTTTTTCTACAGGTATTGGCGCAAATAACACGACTTACTATGTTATTGCAGATCAACTCGGTACGAATTGGGAAGTAGGTCTTGGCGCATTAAACTCTACTGGAACAGTATTAACCCGTACTACGGTTTACTCATCATCTAACGATGGCAGTACAGTCAACTTTGCTACTGGTACTCAATACGTTTGGTGTGACTTTCCTGCAAGCAAAGCCTTAACTACATTCAGTGCTGGCACGACAGGATTAACACCAAATA